CCGGCGGGTCCGTGCCGGTACTGCAATTCTACTCTGATTTATCGCCAACCTCAAACGAGTCAATTATGAGGCCAACCTGGCCGATGGTGTACCCTATAAACGCCACCATCATGCCAATACGACGCACCTTAAAGTACGAGAGCGTGGTAAATATGTACATCAAACCAACCAGGCTCAAGAAGATGTGGGGGCTCATTCTAGCACCAAGTCGTCAATGAACACGGGGGTGTTCTCGCCAACGTAAGCGCCCAGGATGTTGAACTGATAGTGCTCCATCGCCTCGTCAGGGGTCATCCTGTCGTGCTTGATTAGAATCTCAATAATTCTGGGCTCGCTGTACGCGACGGCCATCATGCCGAGGGCGTTTGTTGCTACCCCTATGATGGCCTCGTCGAAGTACTCCTGGTCCATGAACAGCAGCTCCTCGCCGCCCACGTAGTTGTCTGCGATTTGTTGTCTCTTTTTCAAATTCTTTCCAGCATCTTAAGTTGATAAATACACTCTGTGGTGGCTATAGAATAATTTTCGTAAGTTTTTTTCACTTGATAATTATCGGCTTCTTCAAGAAAAAAATCAAACTTTGTCTTAAGTTTTTCTAAAACTTTTATAGCTTCCTCAAGTTTTTTATCTTCACCGTACTCAAACAAATGCTCCCCAAATGAGGTAAGTTCTTCTTCTGTGAAATCTTCTGTTTTGTTTGTATTTTCAAAACCAAGGTAATCTTTTAGTGCGCTTGCTACTATTTGTTGCTTTTTCATTTAAAATCCTCCGCGGCGTCGTTCTCATCTTTAACAAGCTTGGGCGAACCCTCTGGCTTTATTACTAGCACCGACAACAGGTCCGACACGTAACCCTTCTTCCCGAGCTTCTCCAGCTTCGCGATCGACTTTAACGAGGCCGGTTCCATAATCTCCTCCTCTTTGAAACCTTTGTCAAGCAATATCGTAGCCGCCAGGGGCTCGTCGGTTATGCGTCGGTGAGTCTTTGTGGTGACGAGCTTGTAACCCTTGGGGGACAGGCCCTTGTTTATTGCCCGTTCGGTAAAGAAAGCCTCAAGATCGCTAACATACGACTTCAAATGCCCCGATCGGGAAAATGCTAACTCGATCTCTTCGTCGCTCAGGAGCGCCGGCTCTCTGAACTCTAGCGCGGCGATCTCGTTAACAAAGTCTGACCTGGCTCGGCACGTTGCCTTCGCCCGGCAGAACTGGCAGTGATCTCCTGCTACGAACTCGCCCGAGCCCGCCCAGGCCTTTTTGGCTTTTGGCTTGACGAAGTAGTTCGCCCAGTCGATGAGCTTCGCGATCGAGGTGCCGTCGCTTGTGATGCTGTCGAGGCGGGGCTGGACGATGGTGTACTCGACTTCTTTGATGTCCGGGTAGTCTTCTTTGAACTTGCTCCAGGCGCCGAGCGCGTAGAGCCTGAGCTGCGAGTTGTCCTTGGCTTCGACGGGGATGCCTTTGCCGAACTTGAGGTCGATGACTCTAACCTTGTGCTTCGACAGTACCACGACATCAGCAGTACCAAATCCGTCAGGAGCCCAGTCAGAATAATCCACACGTTGTTCAAATAGAGGAGTGTCCCCCTCACCAATTTGGCTGCGTACATATAGCACATAGTTATCGACATACTCTTCAAACTCCTCGTTGTAGTAGGGGGTGGCCTTGATGATTTCGGATTCTCTCTTGAACTCCTCAAATCCGATCTGGCCGTAGTGGTGGCGAAGCTTCACCTCGGCCAGCGTGTGCGCCATGGTGCCCTCCTGGCTATAGTCAAAGCTGCCAGCGGATCGTTTTATTTCTGGGAGTGTGGCCTCGAGACGGGCCGAGGGGGTACATGTTAGCCAACGTTTTGATGCGGAGGCTGATAGAACGGCGTGAGCGGTCATGTCGGTTTTCCTGTTTAGCGGTTAAGTTGTACTACTACTAATACAAAACGGGACAGCTTTTTGGGCTGTCCCGTTCAGTAGTTGACTAATTTATTGGGTTATTGTTTTGCTGTTTTTAGCTGGGAGATCAGATCATTAACCGCGCCGGTGAAGTCCACGACCACGTCCGCCTTGACCTCGAGCTTCTGGTCTCTAGTCTCCTTGTAGTCCGTTGGGAATTGACCGCGCAGGGCGATCTCCGCGATCCTGGAGTTGAACGCCTTGTTCCCTACGTTAGCCAGTAGCTCGCGCTCCCAGTACGCCTGGGAGTGCACCAGCGCAACGCCTAGCGCGTCCGCGAACTCTGGGTACTTCTTCTTCCAGTTCTCGGCCACGTCCTTGCTGATGCCGAGCTCGGACCACATCATCTTCTGCGACGCGCCCTGCTTGCCCATCTCGACTAGCGTCTCGCACATCTCGGGCTTGAAGGTAAACTTTTGCTTTGCCATTATTTTTTAGCGGTCTTCGCCGACTCCTTGAACGCCTTCGCGGTGGGCGCGCCCTTTTGCCCGGGCTGGCGCATCTTCTCGCCCGAGCCCTTGGCTATCCGCTCGCGCTTGGCGGCGATGTTGGCATAAAGGCCGGGTTTGGATGGGGTAGCCATTATTTTTTCTTTACCTTTCCGCCGGACTTTTTCTTGTCCATGCCCATGAGCTCGGCCAGGGTCTTGCCTGATCCTCTGACGCCCTCTTTTTTGGGTGGCGACATGGGGTTAAACGGGCGCACCGGGGCCGGCATGATCGTGCCTTCTGGCCTGGGTGGTGTTCCGCCTCCGGCCATCTTGGGTAGTTTCTTGAAACCTTCCATGGTTTCCCTTTCTGTGGAAATCTGTGCTGGGGAAAAGGGGCGTCTCCCGACGTGCCCTACTTCTACTTATGCAAAAGCCAACCCATTATGGCCCTGAAAAATTTATTGGTTTTCCTGGATTTCTTGCTGGTGTCTGGCGGTGGATTGGCCGCCTTGACGGTGCCCAGGGCCTGGTTGATCAGGACCTTGGTCATGGCAGAGGCTCGTTCGACACGCTGCGCCTCCTTGATGGGGTCCTTCATGGGCTTCATCTGCTTTGCCAGCAGCCTTCTCATCTCGCGGTTCATAGCTTCTCCTCCTTTATAAGTTTTTCAAATAACTCAAACGCAAGCTCTCCGCGAATGTGGATCAGCTGCTTTATCCCCAACAGCGCGTTAGCCATCTCCTCGACGTCAACCTCCCCCTGGCGGTCGTAGTAGTACTTGAATACAGTCTCCACGTCCTGGTCGGAGCTCCACAGGCGCATGATCGCGTCCTCAAGATCAAACCTCGTCTTTTTTTGCCCCATTGAAGCTTTCCTCTCGTATTGATTCAAACAAAGCATTAAAGCAACTACTTAGCTTGTCGTTTATCTTGTCCAGCTCGGAGGAGATGTGGTGCATCATGTTGTCCACGTCTCGCTTGTTAGCCTCCGGCGCACCAAACGACATCACGCGAACGGCGCTCGCGAATAATTCCAGGTCGATGCTAATGTTCTCAATCTCTGACAGCTCTTTGTAGTGCTTCATACCCCCATCTCCTTGCGTATGAGCTCAAGCGCTCGTTTCAAATGATACCTCCAGTACTTCTCCGTGACCCCAAGGTCGGCGGCGGTGTTGCCCATCAAGAAAGCCTCCACGACCTCCTTCTGCTTCGCGGGCATCTTGCTGTCCACGATCCTGCGTATGTCGATCAAGTCGTCGTGCGTCCAGGGCACCCAGCCCTCAGAGCTCGTCGACGTTATCCCCTCCACGTCCTCCTGCTCCATCAAGTCCGGCTCTTCGTCTGACAGCCGCGGGGCGGCGCAGTTTATTTTATATTTTTTGATGATCATGGTAGTTAAATAATGCGGCTGAAAAAACATTCCCCATGCCAGCCGCGAGCGAGAGCATGAGCCCCCTCGGAACGGGTTGGGGCTCTGATATAAATCTTGTGTCTCGCTCTGTTCTGTTCTTTATCTCCGGTATCTCTCCCTTTTTTATGCCGTCCAACAGCAGACATGTCTCCAACAACCCGCTCGCGCCCATGGTGTGCCCGATGCGTGGCTTGTACGATGTGGCGATGAAGTCATCGAAGAGACCCTCGATAGCGGCCCTCTCTGACTTGTTGTTCATCCCGGTCCCGGTGCCGTGTGTTTTTATCAGCGCCACCTCCGATGGGCTACGATCCCCCAAGGCGCCCAGTATAGCCCTCGTGTAGCCCTGCCCGTCCTCGAGCTGGCCTATGGGGTTGGCGTTGTGCTCCGAGGCCGTGTAGGCCCCCAGGAGCTCTGCCTGGGGGTTATCCTTGAGCGCCCTGTCCGACTCGAACACGGCCAGCACCGCACCCTGCCCCAGGTAGAACCCACGGTTGACGCTGTCGAAGGATGAGGGCTTGGCTCCGCGGTCGTCGTCTTCTTTCGTGAGTGTGGTACCGGACGATCCGAAGAAGGTGAGGAGCTGGTTCTTTATGGTGTCCTCAAAGCCGAGGACTATCACGCGGTCGAACCCGTACAGGTTGATCAGGTGACGAACGTCCATGAGAACCTTAAGGCTAGACGCGCACGTGCTGGCGTCCGTCGCGGTGTAGTCCGTGGCACCGATCTGCGATGCGATCCGCGAGCCGAAGATGTTCGTCACGGTGAGGATCTCCATCCGGTACGCGTACGCCAGGGAGTTGTCGAAGTACCTCTCGTCCACGGGCACTCCCCCGGAGTTCCAGGATTGGGAGCCCCCCGCGAGTATGAACCCCGTCTTGCCGGGGACTGGGTTGCCCCTGATGTACCCCACCATCTCCGGCGTGACCACGCGCTCCACCGCGCGCTGTGGCGTGTAGAACAGGCCGGACTTCGTCGCCTTTAGCAGCTCCGGGAAGAAGTGCGCCCGCTGCGGGTATGCGTGATCGTCCACGAGGTGTAGATCCTCGGTGCTTAGCGTGCTGTACTTTGTCAGGTATATCCTCATCGTATTTTCTTCAGCGCCTCCTCCATGGTCTTCGGCTCTCTCGTCTTGTTCTGGTCGATAAACTCGTAGATCTCGGCGAGCGTCTTGGGCTGTAACTTCTTGGCCTGCTCCTCCGAGATCCCGTAGATGTCACAATAGTAAATGCTTACTAACAACGTGTCAAGGCTGTCAAGGTTTACCTCGGACAGCTTCTGGTCCAGGCTGGTCGCGTCCGTGCTCGGCACCCCGATAGCCCGGGAGGCTCGTACGATCTCGTTGAATAGTTGTACCCTGTCCATCACCCCTCCATCTTCAAGTCGTTCATGAGCGCCTCCTGGGCGCTGATCTTACCCTCGAGCACCTTCACCACCTGCTCGTCGATCGTCCCACCCAGCAGTATGTGGTGGATGATCACGGGCTTCTCCTGGCCCTGCCTGTACACCCTGGCGTTGGCCTGGATGTAGTTCTCGGAGCTCCAGGGTAGGTCGTACCATACAACCTGGGCGATCTGCCCCTCGTTGCACTGTAGGTTCAGCCCGATGCCCCCAGACTGAGGGTGCGCGAGCATGATCTTGACCTTGCCCGCGCGCCACATGTCCAGGTTGTCGTCCGAGAGCTCCTGGGCCTCGGGGAAGCGCTCCTTGAGCTTCTTGAGCGCGGTCTTGTAGTGGTAGAAGACCAGCGTCGGGTGCGGGTTCTCCTCGATCAAAGACTCCAAGAACTCGATCTTCTCCTCAGAGCTCTGCGCCTCGCCCTCCTCCGTGTAGAGCGTGCCGCTCGTGAACTGCAGGAGCTTGTTGGCGAGCGCCGCGGCGGTGACCGCGGTGACCTCCTTGCCGTCGATCTCTGTAACCAGCTCTTTACGAAGTTGTTTGTACTTAGCCATGACCTCCGACGATATCGTACATGTATGGTACAAGTTAGTCAGGGGCGGCAGTGTCAGGTAGTCCTCCGCGCGCAGGCTGAAGCAGATGTCCGAGACCCTGTCCCTGATCTGGCTGTCCATGCCCGGTCTCACGGCCCACTTGTACACGACGTTCGTGTGCCGGTTCCGCTCGGCGGCGTACATGTACGTGTCACGGAACGCGGTGAGGGTCTTACCGAGCCGCTCGCCGCGGTCCAAGATGCCTACCTGGGACCAAAGGTCGCCCATGCCCTGCGGCGTTGGCGTGCCGGTTAGGATCAGCCTGCGCTTGAACTCGTTGAGCACCTTCTTGATCGCCTTGAAACGCTTCGTGCTCGGGTCCTTGAATCGCGAGCTCTCGTCCACGATCAAATTCTCAAAGAGACCAGAGAGCCAGTTGTCGACGAGCCATGGCACGTTCTCGACGTTGATGATGAACACGTCACAGTTAAACTGGTGCAGCGCGGTTAGTCGCTCGCGCTGAGATCCCATGATCTTGATCACGCGCAGGTCTTTGAGGTGGTCCCACTTCTGGCACTCCTGGGCCCACACAGACTCGGCCACGCGCTTAGGCGCAATGACCAGTGTCCGCCCCGAAGAATTCTCCTTGATGATGCTGAGAGCCGTCACAGTCTTTCCCAGCCCGGGCTCCATGAACAGCCCCATGTGCGGGACTCTTCCGGCCAGGCGTATCAGGCGTTCTTGGTACGGGTGTAGGTTTGTCCTTGAAAGCATTTAATACTTCCTTTCGTTTGTCGTGTAGCCAGTCGGCCACGGCGTACAGTTCTTTTTCTGTTACGGTATGCTTTATCTTGTTGGCTACGTTAGATATAAAAACAACATTCCCTTGGATGTATCCTATTTCGTTTAGCACGCGGTCTAACGATGGCGCGTTAGGTGATTTGCATTGACCGGCACCAAGGCCTGACGAACCCCAATCAAATTCTGTTCCAAAAATTGGGCAACGGTCCGTAGCAATAGACAAAAGATATTCTAGTGTTAGATCGCACTCTAACCCCCATTTTTTAGACCTGGATCTAGCAGAACCCAAAAAAACACAGACGTGTCCGCGTTTTGTGGCGCGGTAGGCACGCTGAATTTCATTAAGTTTTTGTTTTGATAAACCCATCAACGTCCTCCTTAGACCTTAATACGGTTACCGGAAAGCCGAGATCTGATAATTCTTTGAACACGACGAGCTGCCTTGCTGACAGCTTTCCCCTCTCTGTTTTTAGCTCGACCAGGTGGATCTGATTTTTCAGAAACACAATCCGATCCGGGACCCCCGTTATCGTGCTTATCCACTTTAGGCTGAGACCCCCGAGCTCCTTGACCCTTTTGCTTAGATGCTGCTCGATTCTCTTTTCTAGCATTCTTCTCAATCTCCACTTGGATGCCCGTCGTGATCTGCTTGACGATGTGCTCGGTCAGGTAAGCGCGCGACTCTTCGCCGATCTCGTCCGGTGCCTCGCCGATGTGCTCAAATATCCTGCACACACAATGCGTCGCCTCATGCGCGATGACGCCAGCCAGGAACGCTGGGTCCTCGTCCACGCACTCCTTCAAGTCGAACGCCATGATGATCACGGCGTGCTTGCCGTCGGTCAGGTAGTGCGTCTCGGCGATTCCCTCGTCGAGCGCGGTCGCCTTCTCCGCGATGCCGTGATCGGCCAGGACTCTTTGGAACATTTCGTTAGAAAAGCACAGCTTGATCTGCGACGGGAAGTGACCGCAGTCCACGTGATAGTAACCCCAGTTCTTAGGCATCCGATATAACCCCTGATATGCGTTGATTGTAGCGGGGGCTGATGATCTGAACCCCATCCTCTATTGTGAATCGACAGTAGCAGACCCCGTGCTGCTCCATGAGGTCCAGCACCTTCGCAAACGCTAGGTCGGAGTCGGTCTGGGTCTGCGCCTTGAGCAGGTCTGCAAGGCTAAGCGTGGTTGCTTTTGGCATGTTGTTTGCGCTCCTCTGTGTTCTTGAGGATGCGCTGCTTTTCGTCCTCGTTTGAGAATCCCCAGGCGGAGATCTCGTCCATGGTACGGTAGCAGCCGCGGCATATATTCGCCGCGTAGTCCATGTCGCACACGTCCACACACGGTGAGCTGGTGCCGCCAAATATGCGGTCCCAGCTCTTGTCGAACGTGGCCTGGTCCAGCACCGGACGGTGCCGGGATCCCTTACCTGCCTCTGCCATTCTTGTCCTCCCTCATGCCGACTAAGATTCCAACCACGATAACCAGCAGCATCCAGAGGACGAACTCTCCAGCGCCGCCGTTTGTGACGATGTATTGCTTTTCTACCAGGCTCACTTGTTCTTCTCCAGGTTTGAAATTTCACGGCTGAGGTACCACTGCGCCTTCTTGAGGTCCTCAATCGGGCACTCTGATTTTTTACCGGCGCGTGTGAGGTACTTGATCACGTTGCCGAGGTTGTAGTTAAACTTCTTGGCCTCTATGAAGTCGATGGTCTCGATCCCACCGTCCTTGTAGTGAGGTGGGTGGTTTACAATGTCTGTCATGTGTTCTTCTCCTTTAGTTTGGCTTCGATGGCTTGATAAAACTGGAACTCATCTACTGTATCTGCGTAGCATCTGTTAATTTCCTCATCCGTCAGCCCAACCCATTCACGACAACAATGCCCGCACCTCGGGCAGAAAAACTCATGTTCATGTTTTGCAGTTTCATCGACACGTTCTTGCGATATGTCGATGGCGTGTACAGGTGCTGTGTCAAAGGTATAGGTGCTATTAAATAATTCACGACCAATTGGGTATTCCTCACCAGCCACACCACGCATGATTAGGTCATCTTCTTTGACTGGCGTGATGCCTTCCCGTGTACTTACATGGGTTTCGCCTTTGCGCTGTTCTCGTACATGAACAACAATTGGCAACTTTACACATGGCTTCCATTCTTCACCAATCGCCACAGGCTCAGGTTCAGGCTGCGCTAGTCGGTCACGCGATACTTTGTAAACTTGAATGTCGTCGTCCTCATCATAGTCCTCTGCCTTGCTCATAGCCGCCCTCCCATGACGTCGTCCTTGATGTTGTCAGCCATCCAGTTGGCCTCCATGTTGGTGCTGTTCGCGGTCCAGTAGCGCATCTGCTGGTCGGACCTGCTGATGCTGACGATGATGACCGGGTCCTCGTCGCCAACGTGCTGAAGCGCCTCCTCGATCGCGGCCTTTGATGTCCACTTCCCGATTCGTCCCACGATGCTCATAGCGGGGCCTCCCCGTACTCTTGGACCGGGTCTACCTTGCCCTGCTTCTTGTAGTACTTCACGACGAGCTTGCGTTCCTCGTCTGTTTTGAACGGCCAGTCCCAACGTTCTTGGGTTAGACCTGATGGGTGTTTTTTCATCTTTGTTTTTCTTTCATCATTTGTCTTGCGTAGTAGTAGGCCACGTTGGTGATTCTTTCTACTTGGCCCTTCCCGAAGTTGCTATTATGTCTGATCTCGTCGCAGGACACCGGGTTTGATAGTAATCCCTGGAGTGCCTTCGCGGCAAAATAATCTTCCACTGTGATGCCCTTGTGGATGTAGTTGTATTGTTTGTCTGCGTCGTTTTCGGATGGGAAAGCGTATTCTACTTTATTGAACATTTTGATTCTCCTTTAGTTTGATTCGATAAGGACGAACGCGACAACGTCGCGGTTATTGTCCGTAATTGTAACGTGCGCGCGGTGCGGAAACAAGCCGGGCTTTTCTATGTGCAGCTCGGGCTTGCCCTTGGAGTCGTTCAGTATCTGGACGTCTCTCAGGTCCATCTCCGGGGTGATGCCCGTGCCCAGCGCCTTCAGCGTGGCCTCCTTCGCCGCGAACCGGCGAGCCAGGTAGCTCACCGACATTGCGCGGTTGTCGGAGATCTGCGCGAAGTAGTCGAGCTCGAGCTTGCCCAAGATCCTGTGCACGAACGCCCAGGATTGTTTCTTGTAGCAGTTGCCCACGTGATCGATGCTCACAATGTCTGAGCCTATTCCGATTATCATAAAAAGTCCTCGCTCATGAGAGAGTTGTTAACGCTGTCCACGTACTGCTGGGCGCGCTCCTGGAATCGTATCCCTTGGTATACGCGAACCCTTGACTCGCCGCTGCTCGTCTGCGTGATCCGTATCGGCTTGTCACTCGTCGCCGCCAAGAACTGGCGCTTGAATGTCAGGTCCGTGCCCGGGTGTATCCCGCGAGCCGTGGCCCACCGTTTGAAGACATGGTACAGGTCGTCCTTGCTGATGCTAGACCTGTCGTCGAGAACCAGCGTGTCCTCGATGAACGTCCCCAGCGGGTTCGAGAGCTCCTCCATCACGTGCAAGAGCTCCGTGCCCGACGCCGGCTGCACGAACTTACCACCCCGCGCCTTGCGACGCCGCAGGCCCTCCATGCTCCAGTTGAATATGCCCGAGAGCTCGGCCTTCAGCTTGGAAGATAGCTGTGTATCCTCGCGGCCGTAGAACGAGTTAGTCATCTTGAGCACGATCATCCGGCCCGTGAGCGCGTTGCTGTTCTCGGTGAGCTGCATGACCTCGTTCGAGTAGATCACGATACGTGTCGGCAGGTACCCGTTCCAAGCCTCGCGGTTCTTGCGGTTAACGGTTACGGTATCGCCACCAACAATACGCAGAAGCTGAGAAACAACAGCAGAGCGATTCCTCTCCGGCGCACGCGCGTCCGTAAACGATGCAAGTAGCTTGCCAAGCCATGGTTGTAGTCCGAATGTGTCACATAACTCTCCCAATTCCGGCGCGACCGTGTTGTGCTGACCTAGCAGGTCCACGAGCACCTTGTTGATCGTACCCTTGCCACTTCGGCGGGGTCCGATGATGTTAAAGAACTTCTGCTGGTCGGTCTCGCCCGATAGTATGTACCCGAAGATCTCCTGCAACGTGTCCACCGACTCGCTGTCGTGCCCCCACAGCTGCTCGAGGAAGCCCTCCCACACCGGGCACTTGGCCTCCGGGTCGTACTCGAACGGCAAACTGTTCAGCGTGAAGAACCCGAGCGTGTGCGGCAGGAGCACCGAGTCCTCGAGGTGGAAGAGCCCGTTCTTCAGGCTGATCAGCTTTGAGGCCTCGGGCTTATTCTTGCCGAACCCCTCGAGCCACACCGGCGGGTGCGAGTGCGCGCTCTGTGGTAGGTGGACCGTGGCCTGCAACGCGTCGATCGCGGCGCTCACCAGAGGCGGCGTCGGGGCGAACGGTATCAGGTTCCCGCGGCGGTCTGTCTTGTTGCACTTGTTCAAGAAGTTGTACATCTTCGAGCGGATTGTCGCGTCCTCGACGGGCTCGTAGCAGTTGCCCGTGTACTTGAAGAACTCCGCCGCGTAGTGCACGAGAGTCGTACCCTCCTCGTTCGTGTGCTCCGACTCGAGGTACTCCGCCGCGTGGTTCAGAGGCGCGGGGTCTAGCACGATCTCACCCCTGGCGAGCGCCTCGCCCTTCTTTACCTGGTTGACCTCGAATATGATCGAGCGCAGTGTCGATCCCTTGCCCTTGGTGAAGCTGTCCCACTTCCGGGCGCACTCGCCGGGGTGGTAGCTCCCGGTGGTGGTCGACGACCAGCGGTCCCACGCCTCGCAGGCCTCCACGTCGCCGTTGAACTGGTGGTGTAGGGCCATGCCAACCCGGAGCCACTCCGAGTAGCCACAGTTGGCGTCCAAGTGCGCGAGCAGCTCGGACTCTACACGCGCGACGTCGTACTCTGCCACGGGCGGCGAGTAGTCCGCGAACGAGTCACCCGTCACGCGGACGGACCTCTCCGGTATAAATGGGGACAGATCAATTGGGGACTCGGGTATGGCCCCCTTGATGTGTTGGCCCGTCACCGTAAAGTATCGCCCGCGTGGGTAGATCTCCAGACCCTTCTCGTGGTCTACGTGCGCGGATTGGATGGCCGCCAGCGTGAATATCTTGACGCCTGTGCCGCTCGGGGAGACCTCCATGTACCCGTCTACCTCCGAGGCAATTTGGGCCGCCTCAGGGCTCGTAAACTGCCCCTCAGCGTAGCAGTCATCCAGGTCGACTCCCACGAGGCCGTCGGTGCCGTCGAAGACGAACCCCACCCCGTCGAACTTGCCGGTCTGGTACGCGTTCTGGGCTGAGAGGAAGTCCGTCCACGTCCCGGGGTTGGTACTACTCGCCGCGTGCATGTTCGACTGCACGGGCAGTTTGGACCAGCGCCGGCTCTCGCCCTCGCCGATCTCCACGAATCTCCACATAACCCAGCGTGGGATCCTCTTTAACTCGAACGGTATCCGCTCGAAGTCGACGTCAATTTTTGTTGGTTTTTCCATGGTCGTTCCACATTATGAAATTTACTGCACAGGTTGCACAGGTCGCACAGGTCTAAACACACTTACTTCTTCTTTTATTTTAACAGAAGAAGAAAAAAAGAATAGGTAGGTGCACTTAGACCTGTGCGACCTGTGCAACCTGTGCATTTGTCCGGACAAGTTTATGCCATCCCCTTGTTCTCGAGGAACCGGTTAACCCACAGCCGGAACTCGTGCCTGTTCTCGGGGGTGTTGGGCTCGTCCTGAGTCCACAGGAAGTCGTAGGCGTGCTCGCCCCACTTGTCCGTCGCCACGATCTTGATCAGATCCCCCGACTCGCTGTGTACCTCCGTCAGTATGACCTTGCTCTCTTCGTTCATTTTATATCCAGTCCCATCTTGTTTCGGGCGGTGTGCTCTTGACTCTTGTAGTAGCCACGAACCCATGCCCGGGTGAATATAGCCCGCCCCATCTCCGTGAGCGGCTGGTTGTCCATCTTGAACTTCTTGGCCTCTTCTATCGCCAGCGCGAACAGGTCTGTCTCTCTCATGGCGCCACCTTTTGAATTGCTACCTGATAGCCGTTGTGCAGGACAAGCAATTCCTGCCCGAAGATCGAGGTGAACGCGTCCACCGCGGGCTTGGGACGGTGCAGTAGCAGTGGCGAGCCGGCCCACATGTAGTCGTCGAAGACCATGACCCCACCATTCTTGAGCATGGGCCAGGACATGCACGCGTCGATCAGGACATCCCGGGCTATGTGCGAGCCGTCGATGTAGATAAAGTCGAACGTGCGCTCCTCATGGATTAACTCCGCCAAGCCTGCCACGGACGTGTTCCGGATGGCGCGGATGAGGATGTTCTCGCCCCGCTCCTTTTGGTTGTCCGCGAGCGCGCTCATGTTCGCGCTGAACCGGGCGAAGACGCCGCCCATCTCGTTGGGGTCGTGCTCCTCGCCGCCCTGCCACGTGTCCACGCAGGTGATCATCGCGTCCATCTCCGCGGCCATGTTCTCCGCGATCCATACCGTGGCCCTGCCCTCCCATGAACCGATCTCTAGGAACGATTTGTTGTCGGGCAGGTGCCTGATCAGCGAGGGCCACATGTTGCGTGCCACGCCGAACCAGTCGTTTGTGAATTGGTATTCCTTCATTCTTCGTCTTCCTCTTGAAAGTTTTCAGGGCTGAACGACTCGAGGGATATCGGCCCCCGGGCGATCAGGTTGTTCAGTTGTACCACCCTGTCCGGGTGGGTCTTGGCCTCTTGCGCGACCTCCTCGTTGGTTGGCTCGCGCCCGAGTCGTTGCATCAGGGACCTCTCCGCGTACTTCACCCGGCGTATCTCTTCGGATACATTCACGGGCAGTCGGATCAGCCCCCACTCGTTGTCAATTGCCCTACGGACCCCTCGTATGATGAACGGCTTCGCGTACGTCGCGAACCGTGCGTTGTTCTTGGGGACCCACTTCCTCGCCGCCTTGAACAGCGCCTCGTTGCCCATCGCAATCAGGTCCTCGTGCGGCACCACGCTGTAGCGCCACTCGGGGGTTGTCTTCACGACGGATACGACGAATCTGAGGTTGTGCTTGACCAAGCGCTCGAGCGAGGGTCTGTCTCCTGCCTGTATCATCCCGGACAGTTTACGCTCCTCGTCGAGGGCCAGCGGTTGGTAGGTGTACAGGCCACGTACGTAGCCCGAGATTGCTGATTTATCGTTTGCCAAAGTATAATCCCAGTCCGATCATGGTAACCCCGAGGAGGATACCACCGACGGACGAGGATGACAAGCCAAACACGCTCGCCGCTTGGAACGAGACTAGGGAGAGTAGGATTCCGAAAATTGCTAGCATGGCTGATCCACTCCCTTGATCTCGATGATCGTGTCGCGGTTGATGGCGCGGTATGCGCCCTTGGCAACGTCGAACACGGTGATGTACTGCTCGGCGTCGAGCGTGGACTCGCCACCTTTCAGGTGCTTTGTCACGCCCATGCGGCAGTTCATCTTGCGTACGGTGCCATCCTTTTTGAGAAATGTCACCGTGACGAACTTGCCGTTGGACGCGAGGATGTCACCCGCGAGTTTGCGCGAGCGCGCGATGTCGATTTTGGTTCCTTGGTTTTCCATTTTATTGCTCCTTTAGTGTAAGTCCCACGGCCTGAATATCGCCACCACCAATACGATGGCTACGATCAGGGGTGATAGTTCAACGAGTGTGCTCATACGTTCACCATCTCGATCCGGTAGTCCTCGGGGTCGCACGCGCTCTCCAAGTTGCCTCGTCGGACCTCCTCCTCTTCCTCCTCGATGAACGCGTCGAGCGCGGCCATCGCCTCTTGCATGGTGTTAAACGTCTCCGGCTCGCCGTCGACGGTCCACACGTTCTCGTCTCCGAGTAGTACTGCCCATTTTCCCATTTTAGTCTCCTTGGTTTTTAGAATTGCCATTCGATAGACTCTAACTCTGCGGCTGAACTGCGCGCGGCCTTGTTGAGTTGCTCTTGGGTCTGCCAAGACAGCGTGGAGTTGAAGTAAACGTGCCGCATGTACTGCTCGATCATGTTGATCTTGTTCACGTCGTCAATCCCTGTAGCCTTGGCGATAATTTGTTGGTATAGGTTCATGGTTTTGCTCCTTATTCGTTTGGAAATACGAGGTCCTCGGACCTCATGCGTGACATCAGGTACTCGGCGTCGAACACGCGCGCCTTCTTGCGCTCCTCCCACGCCACCTGCGAGGCCCGGTACTGGTCCGGGCTTGTCACGAACTCGGGGAAGTTGTCTAGTGCCCAGTTAACGTACTGGAACCGTTCTACGTTGCTCATCATGGTTGTGCCTCCTAGCACTCGTATGCTCGAATAAAATCGTCGATGGCCTCTGCGATGGTCTCATCCTTGGGGGCGTGGAAAAGGCCGTTCGGGTTGCGGATCTCCTCGCAGTCCTCGTCGGTCAGATCGTACCCGCCACGATACGACAAGGCCACCCGCTTGATCTCGTCGTTGGTCGCCTCGCATAGTAATTTGTTGCGTAGTTTCATGGTTATGCCTCCTGCTCTGCTGTGATAAATTCAGCGTCGTCCACCCAGCACGCGCTGGCGTCGAACCCGGTCTGCATGGTCTCGCAGGCCTCGGTGATCGACATTACGATGCTCTCGTCGCGCTCGGTGCCGGGCTCGACATTGTTGAATTCAAATACGACTGTGACGCGTAGTGTGCTCATGGTGATGCTCCTTTGGTTGGTGAAAGTGTACTGAGCAGGGCGGACCCTGCTCGCTAGACTCTCAGTCGGTTGACCATCCGCGCGCTACGCTCTCGTGGTAGTCGGACATTGGCGCGATCGCGCCAACGACAACCCACGGTATGGGCTTTGTGTTAGCCTCGCGCTCTGCGCGTGCGGCGGCGTTGCGTGCCTTGCGAGCGTTGAACTCTGCCTCGATCCGGGCCTGCTCTGCTTTGATCTCTTCGTACGTCATGGTGATGCTCCTATTCTGCTGGGTTGTGTTTGTACTGGTCGATTACGTCGTTTTCCTTGGGTACTTCGGTGCCCTGTTCTTTAAGTATCTCCTTGATCCGGCGGGCAACGGTCTGATTCGCCGCCGCCCAATTTCGGGATACGTGAGCGCCGCCCTTGCACCACCCCTTGTTGAGAGAATACAGTTCGAGGAAGAGTTGATTTAGTTCTGTGTTGTTTTGCATTTGATGCTCCTTTGATCTTGTGATACTACATTGGTTTTTTTCCATGACTTTTCACGATGTGAAATCAAAATTTGAACTTGTCGCGTAGGTTGGACACGCGCTCGTTGCGGGCGTCTTCCTCCTGACGTAAGCGCTCGAGTGCTAACTCGATGGAAGCGCTGATCCCGAAAATCAGGTCAGACGTTTCCTCGTCGTAGGTCGAGTACTGGGCCGCCAACTGATCGGCCTTGGCCTGCATCGCCTCCAATTTGCCGATCGATGTCGACGTTTTTAGGTATCTGCTCATTGTGGTGCTCCTGTGATTATGCACATGACCCCTCGCGGGGTTTCGGCCACTCAGGCCTCGTCAGATGTGCTGTTAGGCTACCTTGCGTTGGCGCTTCTTCGGGTTATATGTCCCAAGTAACTCTGCGCCATCGACCTGCGGAGCATAGTGCTCGATGCTGTAATGTGCGTCCCAATCACCCGGAACCTTGAACAGCGAGAAGGGATAGCCTTCTTTCTTGAACAGATCGAGCAGATCCAGCAAGTTACGGGTGTCGTTAGTGGTTGCCCATGTGAACATACTGGAGGCGAAGAAGTGAAAGTCATCTACGTTAGTTTTCATTGTGGTGCTCCTATGGTTATGCACATGACCCCTCGCGGGGTTTCGGGGACTCACCCCATCGTCAGATGTGCTAGATCTTGAACAGCGCGAACACGTGGGACCCGGCGCGTACGCCCCCGGCGTCGATGACCTTGCCGTCGACAACCGCGAGCGCGTGCCCGGTGATCAGGACGATGTACCGCCCGGATCTCAGGCGCGGCATCAACGAGTTAAGCGTGATCCCTGCCTGCTGTTGGGTGTTGGCGATACGCCCGGCGGCAACCGCGCGCCGGGTGTTGCCGTAGACGCCGATCAACCTGGCGCCCGCCTCGACGTAGGCCTTGTAATAGACTGAAAAGACGGCCCCGTGCCGGAACCGGCGCCCGTGCTTGGACAGCAGTGCGTGCGCCTCCGGGTACTTCCAGTTCGCGGCGTTGGACAGCGCGCGGACGGTGCAGTCATTGTGCTCCGTGGCGTTGGACTCGCCCCGGGACACTGGGTAGATTATTTTCATTGTGGTGCTCCTATGGTGTTATGCACTAGAACCGCTCTCGCGGTTTTCGGCCAATCAGGCCTCGTCAGTAGTGCTGTTAGATGTCGGTCTCGTCGAACTGAACGTCGAGGCCTAGGTCTCTCAGTTTCCATCCGGCTAGGTTCATTAGCCGTTTCAGGCACTTGAGTTTCTCGGCATCGATGCCGGAGGCCACCCCGGCTCGGTAGTCTGCTAGGGCGTTCGCGTACGCGTCGATTAGTTGCGGGAGGCTTTTTGTCATGGTGATGCTCCTATGGTGTTATGCACATGACCCCTTGCGGGGTTTCGGGGACTCACCCCATCGTCAGATGTGCTGATTGTCTATCGCCTTGGCCTCCTCGCCGGTCACGTTCAGCCGGCGCAGGTCCGTGGTGAGTACCACGTAGTTCCCAAGCGCGGGCTCGTACGCCCACGCCAGTAGGCCCCGGGCCTTGCGGATCTGCCGGACCCGTAGGGCCCAGACCTCCGGCGTTGGCAGGCACGCCCACTCCAGTTGGATCCCTAGACCCGGGCAGTCGCTGGCGAATGCTTGGACGGCCCTGCGCTGTCGCTGGCTCATGGTCTTCGGTGTTGTCATGCTCTCACCCCTACCGGGTAGGCCACGGTCATCCGGGTGTCGTACAGATCGCAATCCCAAAACTGGGTCAGATCGTCGAACGTCTCCAGCCAAAAGTGATGGAAACTGACCTTGGCTAGGTAGTGCGTCTGCATCAACGACGGGCTGTATGCCTCTGTGTAGATGTACTTCGGTGTTGTCATTGCGGTGCTCCTATGGTTGTGTATCACCCTATTGGTTTTTTTCCATGACTTTTCACAATGCGGAATAGGGCGGCTCGCCTGTGTTGTGTATCACCCTATTGGTTTTTTTCCATGACTTTTCACGATGTGAAATGTGGGCGGCGCCCGGGGCCTTGGTGGCATTATCACGCCCTCCCCTCGATGGCTCTGTCGCGCGCGCATCGCGCCTCAGTGGCCCTCGTGCTGAGGTGGCTACCTACCCCTTGGCCCCCCTGTGGATAACTGCCTACGAGCCGATCTGATCGTTTCGCATTGTGGGAGCGCGCGCACGCTGGCACGATTCTTGCTAGGGCAATATCTGTGCCATGTGGCTAGCGGGCACGATTCTTGCTAGGGGGCTTTGGCCAGCATGCCTACATGCATATATGCGGATACACGCATATAGGCCCCAGTTGCCGCAGTGCAACATGTTAGCGAGCGCTCACCGGGGGTGGTGCACCGCACCATGTTGGCAAGCGCTCACTTCGCGGTATTGGCATGTTAGTGTGCGCTCACTGGGGCGTTGTGCACGGCAACATGCCTATATGCGCATACAGGCATGTTGCAGAGGGTCCCTTTCGAGAGTGTCGGTCACCCCTACGCGGGTACCAGGGGGGTGGGGGCGGGGGCCCCACTCAGCCCAGCGATCGCTCTACTTTACCGGCAAATTTTGCCGCCCGCAAAAATTTTTTGCAAAAAAGTGGCTACTAGGTATAGAGACAGATCCGAAACGTGCACTACTTTGGTGCGCTCCCTGCACAGGTTGCACAGGTCGCACAGGTCTAAACCCACTTACCTATTCTCTTTTTTTCTTCATGAGTGAAAAAGAAAAGGAGTAGGTGCACTTAGACCTGTGCGACCTGTGCAACCTGTGCAGCAAACCGGCAAATTTTGCCGGCGACCCTGGAATGAGGTGGCAAAGTGCGGCCAACCTGGTAAACCGGCAAATTTTGCCGTTTGCATAAAATTTTATAAAGTTTGTATTAGTAGTATAGAGATGAGACGAGTCAACCCTATCACAGGCGAAAGGTTCCACCGTGGCGACACGCGGGAGGACGGGTTCGTCTTTTTTGCGTACACGAAGTCGCTAAGGGCCGACGGGACGTTCAAGGAGATCTGGCTGTCCCCCAGCAGCTCGGCGCACGCGACCAAGATGGACCGAGACAGGAAGAGGAGGAAGCGTGGCCGTGACCTCTGACACACCGGTGCCGACCACCGATGGCTGGGTGAGGGCGCACGCTCTCACCACGAAGCACGTGGTCTTCGACGTCGAGGGCAACCCGCAGCCCGTGAAGGGGGTGCAGCTCTACATACCCACCGAGTGCTACGAGGCTAGCTTCCACGACGGGGTTAGCGTGAGGGGTGACCGGCACATGAGCTTCGAGCTACAGGACAAGACCTGGAGGGACAGGCGCGGGAGCTGGGCGAAGAACCGCGGCAAGAAGGGCGCGAGGAAGTGCATGAAGCGACCGCTCAAGAGGAAGAGCGCGCACGAGTTGGCCCGTGAGGCTCTGGCCCGTGAGGATGGCAGACGTGAGTACTCACTACCAATAACCTCCCCGGTTAAGTACTCGTGGGTGGACCTACCCGCGCCGCCCTACGTTGTGGGCGTTTTCTTGGCGACGCTCAGCCCAACCGGGCGCCACTGGCTGCGTGAGAAGCACGACATCAAGCGGATGAGGGCCCGGTCGAGGGAGCACGGCTACGCGATCGTAACCCGCCGCCACAAGAACGGGGACACGCTGATGGAGTTCCGGCCACCGCTCGCCACCAGCTTCTCGATTTATGGCGAGGGAGCCCCGGACTCTGTGCCGTTTAGCTACATGAGCGCGTCCCCGGAGCAGAGGGAGCAGCTGCTCGAGGGTTTTTTGGACGGGTACGGCGCAAAGAAAGAGCTTGTCCAGGTAACCGAGCACTCCTGGGGCCGTATAAGGAGGCTTCAGGGTCTGGTTGAGTCGCTTGGGTACCGCTCCAAGCTCTCAAAGCACGAGACTAGGGGTTACTTCACCCTGGAATTTTACAAAAATAAGGAAAAGACGAGCAATTTGTATCGTTTTTTGTCGAAGGTTAACAAAATAACGCCAAAACAGTGCGCGCACGTGCTAACGGAGCGCCCTTTCTTGGTCGAGGAGGGGTTTTTAGCGGTATGCTGACCAAAGAACAGGAGAAGATCCTCGCAAACTTCGCGAAGACCAACAAACACTGGCCAAAGCACCAGCTAGACGCCGCGCTTTGGCAGGTTCGGTGGGAGATCGAGGCCCTGCCGCACCAAAGGGAACCCGAGGATGGCGACTATGACACGTTTCTCATGCTCGCCGGCCGTGGATCTGGAAAAACTCACACCGCGAGCCACTGGATTGGGATCCGGGCGTGGAAGTACCCGAACACTCGCTGGTTGGTGACCGCTCCGACGTCGAACGACATCCGGGCGACGTGCTTCGAGGGTGACTCCGGGCTGTTGCACATCATACCCGACTCGCTGATCAAGGACTACAACAAGCAGATGCTGGAGATCACGCTAATCAACGGCTCTATCATACAGGGTATACCCGGGTCGGAGCCGGAGCGGTACCGGGGCAAACAGTTCCACGGGGGTTGGTTCGACGAGCTGTGCGCGTTCGAGTACATCGACGACGCCTACGACCAGGTTCAGTTCACGATGCGTCTGAAGGACCCCGCGATACCCCGGGTTCAGCAGATCGTGACGACCACCCCCAAGCCCAAGGAGCTGATCGTTGACCTGAACGAGGGCAAGATCGGGGGCGAGGTCTACGTGGTGAACGCCTCCTCCTACGACAACAAGGTAAACCTGTCCTCCACGTTCTTCAAGCAGCTGGAGACCTACGAGGGGACAGACCTTGGAAAGCAGGAGATCTACGGGGAGATCCTTAACCCCGAGGACGCGGGGATCGTCAAGCGGAAGTGGTTCAAGATGTGGCCCGCGAAACAGGAGACTCCGACCCTGGAGTACGTCATCGCGAGCTACGACCCCGCCACATCGGAGAAGACGCACAACGACCCGACCGCGTGCGAGGTGTGGGGAGTGTTTGAGAGGCCTGACGCTGGGACGTGCCTGATGCTATTGGACGCGTGGGACACGCACCTCTCGTACCCCGAGCTGCGAAAGAAGGTCGTCGCCGACTTTAAGGAGGTGGTGTACGGCTCGGACCAGACATTTGCAAAGGGTAGGAAGGCAGACCTGATCCTGATGGAGGACAAGTCCGCTGGTATCTCCCTGGTTCAAGAGTTGCAAGGCGCCAACATACCGGTGAGGGCGTACAACCCTGGCAAGGCGGACAAGGTGCAGCGCCTGAACATTGTCGCGCCCCTGATCGCGAAGGGTAAGGTGTACATACCCGAGGACACGGAGAAGCCCGGCGAGTACGCCGCGTGGGCCAGCAGGTTCTTGCGCCAGGTGTGCTCTTTCCCAGAGTCCGGAGGGCACGACGACTACGTTGACAGCCTATCCCAGGCGCTCCGCGTGCTGCGAGATTCTGGGTGGGTACAGCTCGACCCCCTACCACCCCGGGACTACGGCTACGCGGACGATAAGAGGTCCCGCGTGAACCCATACTCCCAGTAGGCACAAATTTATGATTTTTGTGCATGAGTGGTACTAGGGAGACTATAACCAATAATGAACCCAATCAAAACACCACGTCAGATGTTATTCGAGATGTCGGGGATACTACCCGGGTACGCCAACCTCGGCAGGGTAGAAAAAGCCGTTGACATTGGCACGGACATCTACAAGAGCATCTCGAAGGCCATATCGGACTACACGAGGAAGACGGGGTCTCCACCCAAGCCCGAGGATGTTAAGGCGCTGCACGACTACGCCCGCTCATTGAGCCGGCGTAGCTGGAAGCCACAACACGACCCAGAGACACAGGCGAGGGCCACGCACTCCCTGGCGACAGACCCGAACATGAGAGCGTCGTCGCCCGTTGTCAACGAGTTTGGAATCACCAAGAACTTCAACCCGGAGACCGCGCCCGACGAGTTCTTGTCTCGCGCTATGCTGGGGCGTGGTGTTCGTGGCACCATGCTACGGCCCAACACCATGGAGATCAGCGACCCGAACGTCGTCGAGAGCATCGAGAACGCGCAGATGGCCGGCCGCTTGGATGATCTGTACCCAAAGCAGTCCGTGACGCCCGCGTCCGACGCCATTGCTAAAATTGCGACAGGATTAGAAAACGCAGAGCTCGCGAGAGGCAAGGTCCCGATGATCGACCAGATCAAGGTAGAGTTCTTCCAGAAGAACAAGAGGTACCCGTCCGAGGAAGAGCTCGAGATGCTCATCTCAGCGTACAACCCGCTCCGTCACCAGTACGGCGAAAAAGGGTTGGGCGTTCTTGGTGAACGTCCTTACACAGCCAAGGGCATGCAAGCGTGGAAAGAAAGCGCTCGCAATGAGGGGATACCGGAGTACGCGATAAGAGACCAAAGAGAAAATTACCCCCAGTACCTAAAGGACGAGCTGATGATGCAGCAGGGTGAGATCCCAACGCTGCGCCCTCAGAAGTTTGACGTTGGCGGCATGGTGCTCTCCCCGTACGAGATGCAGGCGGAGATGATCACCCGTGGGGGTGAGCCCTCACGTCTGAGCATGAGGGACTACCTAAGGGCTGCAAAGAAGGGCGCGGGTCGCGCGATGGACAAGATTGGTAGCAGCAAGGCCGCTAAGTTTGGAACCAAGGTCCTCGAGCGCGCGATGCCACCCGTCGGAGCCGGCATGACCGCGATGAGCGCGCACGACACCGGCAAGCGCCTGGCTAAGGGCGACTACCGCGGCGCGGCACTCTCCGGCGCGATGACCGCGCTAGATGCGGCGTCGATGGCTCCCGTCGTAGGGATGATCCCTGGAGCTGCGTCGATGGGCATCGGCATGCTGCAGGACATGATGGACGAGCGCGAGGCTAAGCACCGTCCGCAGTACGAGTACTCAGAGGATCAGGCGACACCTGGTTACAGATCAGTCATGGAAGGTTATAAATAATGGCCCAGCAACCGCAGCTGCCAATTCAGCAGGGTAACACCCTCGGCGCGCTAGACCTCAAGTCCCGCGAGGACGAAGAGATAGCGCTCATGCAAGAGGAAGAGATTGAGCACATTGAGGACGTGCTCGACCTTGACCCCGGACAGGCCGAGGAGGAGCTGATCGAGCTGGAGGATGGCTCGGTCGTTGTTAACTACAAGCCCACCGAGGGCCCGCTAAAAGACCCCGACTTCTACGCCAACCTCGCAGAAGAGTTGGACGAGGGCGTTCTGGAGAACTTGTCGAACGACTACATGGAGTTCATCAAGATCGACCAGGAGGCTCGCAAAGAGCGCGACAAACAGTACGAAGAAGGAATTCGCAGAACAGGACTCGGCCACGACGCACCCGGCGGTGCGACGTTTGAGGGCGCGTCTAAGGTTGTGCATCCGGTCATGGCGGAGGCGTGCGTTGACTTCGCAGCGTCCAGCGCGCGTGAGTTGTTGCCGCCCGAGGGCATTGTCAAGTCCGAGATCAAGGGCGAGGCAGACCGCAAGCAGGTAGACACCGCGGATCGCAAGGTCCAGTTCATGAACTGGCAGCTCACCGAGCAGGTTGAGGAGTTCCGGGACGAGATGGAGCAGATGCTCACACAGATCCCGCTGGGTGGTTCGCAGTACCTGAAGTGGCGGTACGACACAGACCATCGCCGCCCAACGTGCGAGTGGATCCCAATCGATAACATCCTGCTCCCGTACTCGAGCACGAACTTTTACACGTCGCCGCGTATCACAGAAATCCAGGACATCACCGAGGACACGTACGAGCAGCGCGTTGAGCAGGGATACTACCGCGACGTCGCCGTGTACGTGGTCGACGAGATGGAGCTGGAGAAGCAGACCCGCTCCGCCAAGGCCAACGACAAGGTCGAGGGCAAGGACGCACCGTCCAAGAACATCGACGGCATCCGCCGCGTGTACGAGGTTACCTGCTTCTTGCGTCTGAGCGACGACAAAGAAACAGACGGCGCACGCGCGCCCTACATTATGTCCATCGACGAGACCACCAACAAGGTGCTCTCGCTCTACAGAAACTGGGAGGCTGGCGATGATCGTCGCGCGAAGATGGATTGGATGGTTGAGTTTAAGTTTATTCCTTGGCGCGGCGCTTATGCCATCGGTTTACCTCACCTCATTGGTGGGCTTAGCGCTGCTCTTACTGGCTCTTTACGTGCCCTACTTGATGCAGCGCACATTAACAACAGCCAGACAATGCTTCGGCTCAAAGGAGGAAGAATCTCCGGACAGAGCGACAAGATAGAGCCTACGCAGGTTCTTGAGATCGAAGGTGCCCCCGGCGTGGATGACATCCGCAAGTTGGCTATGCCGTTACCGTTCAACCCACCGTCAACTGTACTGTTTAATTTACTTGGTTGGCTCACCGACGCCGCGAAGGGCGTTGTTACGACGGCCGAGGAGAAGATTGGTGACGCAAACGCTAACACGCCAGTGGGCACCACCCAGGCATTGATTGAGCAGGGCGCGAAGGTATTCTCAAGCATCCACGCCCGTCTTCACAGAGCGCAAGCAAAATCGCTTAAGATTCTTTCGCGTATCAACTACTGGTACCTGGAAGAGATGGACAACCAGTCGGGGACAGAGATTGAGATCCGCGACTTCGCGTCCAACAATGACGTGCGACCGGTCTCCGACCCCAACATTTTCTCGGAGACACAACGACTCGCGCAGGCACAGGCTGTGTTGCAGATGGCTAACTCTGCTCCACAGATGTACGACCTTCGGGCTGCACACCGGAGGGTTTTGAAGCAGCTAAAAGTACCGGCCATCAACGAGATCTTGCCAGATCCAGAAGGAATTAAGGAGTCAAACCCTGCCCTGGAGAACGTTGCAATGTCCATGGGTCGCCCCGCGGCGGCCTACCCAGGTCAGGATCACTTAGCGCACATCAAGGTACACTTGGCGTATGCTCAAGACCCCAATTATGGTGGCAGCCCACTCATTGGCCCCTCATTCGCGCCCCACGCGTTGGAGCACATCAAGCAGCACTTAACCTTGCACTACTTGCAGTCCATGCGCGCGTACGTCGCGGAGGCTACGGGCGGAGAGGACAA